ATGTCTAATTCATCATATAGTTCGCGTATTGAACGCATGAAGTCACGTCGTAAAGGGACATATGATCAGTTGCGAGTAGCCACAGAATCAATGAGTAATCAAAGATATGATGGCCTTGAAAAATATGCATTGCTTGAAGATGCTCTTGAGCTTAATGAAAGTTGGGAGTCTAGAGGAAGAGACGATTCAGCTATCCGGTATGTCATTGGTGCGATGCAACCAGTTGACCCCCGCTATACAGAGATCTCATTCGAAACCGCGTATCGTATTGAAAATCAGCTGACTAAGAAATTAGACCTAAACCTAGATTTTCGGGTACAAGGTTCTGTTCCCCTAGATATCCATATCAAAGGTTTCAGTGATGTAGATCTTTTAATTATTGATACTCAGATGCTTATGTATGATAGCGGTGGAGTTGGCAGCTATAGTGCAGCTGAGAAAGATGGCCGAGACGTCATCATTGAACTTAGGCGTGCAGCTCGAGATGCTCTAAAAATGACATTTCCTGCTGCTCAGGTTGACGATAATAACGCCAAGTCCTTGAGAATAACGGGGGGGAGTCTTCAAAGAGAAGTTGATGTAGTGCCAGGCATATGGTGGGATACGAAAGAGTACCAACTCACAAAAAAAGAAGAACATCGTGGAGTTACCATAATTGATAAAAACAAACGAGAGCGTATCTACAATGAACCGTTCCTCCACATGCAACGTATCAAAGACAAATGCGATCAATGCAATGGTGGATTAAGAAAATCAATTCGCATGCTCAAAACCCTGAAAGCAGACAGTGGAGACGAAGGTTCGAGTATTGATCTAAGCAGCTATGATATTGCTTCACTAATGTACCATGCAGATGCTAATAATCTCCGTCATAGTACATACTATGAACTTGCTGTACTTGTTGAGACTCACCGCTGGCTAAATCACTTAGCCCAGGATCATGATGCTGCAATGCAGCTCGATGTGCCGAACGGTACCAGAAAGATATTTGAGAAACCTAATTCATATGGAGAGTTTCTTAAACTTACGGGAATACTAAATAACCTTGTAACAGAAGTACTCCGGGAAGTTACTGGCAATTCGACTGAATATTACTCAAATGCTAGAGGTGATTTACTAAGGAAGCAAGTTGTATTTTAGTGGTGAGTATTTTTACTCTATAATTTAGAAGGCATAAGCAGTTCTCTATAATGTAAGCACTAGGTTAGTCAAATCTTAAAGGCTTAGTAGCGTCAGGATATTTTTTTACCCGGTCGGTCATGTTCTGGCCGGGTAGTATTACTAATCCGTTACCAGTTTTCCTACAAAATGGGGCTTTGTGTAGAGTTTCGTCCATTAATTAGTGCTTGAGATTGTTAGTGAACCCCCCATCAGCAGTGAGAACGAGTGTGAACTTTCGTTTCTCCCTCACAGTCGCCATTCTGCCTCGAGCCAGCCTGATTTGTGACAATCGTGGACGTTGCATCTTCCTGCTGGGGTAGCCAAATCTAGGCTCCGGGTTATCAAAAACGGAAGTCTGATGGCTCCCGTTTTTATTATTAGATTTCTAACGGTTATCAAATCGTTATCAAAACAATTTATCAAAGCCTTGCTTGTAGTATGAAAAATTTTGTATATTAATTCTTATTTTGTTATGAGTATTAAAATCTCGGGCAGTATTTTGAATTTAATAAAACGTTAAATAATAACATATGGTGTCATAATGAATAGGTTACTAAAAAGACAAGAAGTAAGGTTCGTTTTAGGTACGGCAATTGCAGTTTTGTTAGGAATGGGGCTTTATAATGCTCAGCCTCTTCTCGTAAGTTATTTTTCCACTGTTGCTAAAATACTTCAAGATGAAAATAGTTTCTTTATTGCAACTCTGATTTTAACTTTTATGGCAGCATTTTTATTAAATTATGTTAATAAAGGAATAGGTGAAAGTAAAAACAAGAATGTTAACTCATATGAAGAGTTAAAGTCAGAATTAGACTCCTTAAAGCAAGAGTTTAATCAACTAGTTACAAATGATTCGAAAGATTTAAATGGTGTTTTACTCACATCAAAAGAAAGGCAAGAGTTGATCGATAATGCTAAAAAAAAGATTGTAGGCAATACTCTCTTGGCTGCAGATTTAAGTTTGAAAAATGATATAAATTCGTTTAGAAATCAAATAGAAATTAGTAAACACTATAATGATATTGTATATCGTTTAGAAAATGAAATAAATAGATTAAATAGACGTGGTGGGGTTAATCTGGTTTTAGGTGCATTTATTGCTTTTGGTGGGATACTTTACCTTGGATATTCAGTTACAAATGCTATTAACACAAATGATAAGCTTGAATATATACTTCACATGGCCCCCAAATTATCATTTGTAATTGTCGTTGAACTATTTGCTTATTTCTTCTTGAAGTTGTACAAAAATGGTTTTGATGAGGTCAAGTATTTTCAAAATGAGCTTACCAATATCGATTCCAAAGTTTTGGCGATAAAGTTTCTTAAGGGCATTAGAAACGAAGACTTAATGGGTGAGGTTATTAAAAATCTCATGGCTACAGAACGTAATTTTGTTCTTGAAAAAGGGCAGACTACGGTTTCTCTTGAGAAGGAGAAAATTAGCATGGATGGGGATAAAAATATAGTAGAAGCCTTAAAAGAAATTCTTAAATTTAAGAAATGATATATCAGTTATTAATCTTCAATATAATGTGCGGGGGGCTCCTCCCCCCAAGAAAAATATTAGTTATCTATTTTACTAATAAATTTTTGATATGATGCGTCTGAATTTTTTAATTTTTAATAAAAATATAAAAATCAAATTGCTAGAGTTACCCAATCTTTTCCACGATCATCATGATATCTAGCTGTCTGATTAGGAGATTTATGTCCGAGTAGTTTTTGCGTATCAATCCCTTGTTCCCTATAAAGGCGCTCAGATAAAGATCTTTGTTCATGGAAAGTTGCTGGAGTTCCATCACCCCAATCAATTCCGGCCAAGTCTCGCGCTTTGCTAAAGTTCATCGTCAATGTATTGGATTTAACCTGTGCCCCACGTTCTGCTTGTGAAGTTGAACGGAAAAAATGCACTAGGTATGGACTGACTGCATAGTCACGGCAGCGGGCTATTATATCGCGTAAACTCCAGTTAATCGTATTGAGGCGAAGAGAAAGAGGAATTGCGATTTTGCTTCCAGTCTTTTCCTGTTCGACATGTAGATGGTCATCCCAAATATCGCTGAATTTCATTTTAGATATGTCCCCCAAACGCTGTCCAGTGACCAATGCTAGGAGCATGGCATTTCCCATGTAACGATGACTGGCATCTGCGATATCGAAGATTTTTTTCCATTCTTCGAGGCTGAGGCGTTGACGGGTGATTTTCCGTCTGGGTTGCTTCGTCGCAAGAGCAGGGTTATACCCTGGCGGAACTTCGCCATAATGCTGTGCTTCCTTAAATACATCGATCAATACAGACCTTACGACTTGCGCCATTCTCGGCTGCCCGGCAGCGATATACTCGTCAAGCAATTGTGCTATATCTCTGACATCAACGGCTGAGATCAACTTCATTCCTACTCGTTCCCTAAGTAAGGATACTGGTTTGGCTTTCTGCTTATAAGTGTTGAGTCTTATATCACCACTTTTCAGTCGGTCATCCTGGATCGCTTGGTAGCGATCTAACCAGGTTGACGTTGTGATTGCTTTCCCTTTGCTGGTTGCTATCCTGTCACTGATGGCCAGAATCTGCCGAGTTCTTTGTTCAGCCAGTCGCGTATTGGCTTCAGTGGCAATAGCGATGGCTTCGGTTTCGTTCGTTCCTAGCGCATGAAATTTCCCTGTTACTGGATGCTTATACCGCCAATAGACTTTATTTACTTTCCTACTATAAAGCGGATATAAGTTAGGGACCGAAACATTATTTTTACGCGGTCTGGCTGCCATCACTCAAAATCCGTTGCAAAAGTAATGAGTCATTTTTCTTAATTACTGGTGTTACCAGCTCTCCAACTAACTCGGCGTCCTCACGCACTCGCCATAACCGGCCTTGTTTCATGGCCGGTGGACAAAATAAATTCTGCTTAGCATAACGACGCAATGTGGACACACTTGGAGGATTACTTCTGTATTTTTCAGAAGCCCATTCTTCAAGTGTCAGCATTTGAAGCATTTTTGATAACCTCATTTCTTTTGCTACAAAACTATTTCACTGGTTAATTTCACTGTCAGGATTGTTTATGTATCGTATGTAACTCTTTAAAGCGTGCCAAAAACATCCCGTAGGCATGGCCCGGTGCCAGTGGAATAACTTTGAACATATCTGTTGCCGGGATACCTTCCAGCACAGGCCAGAAAGAGCCATCATCAAGCCCGAGATCGCGACGCTCGGTTGCCAACATAATGAGATCGGCATATTTCACAGGCGTGCTCATAACAGGAGGTAACCCGTATTTCTCACGGATTACGGCGTCTATTTTTTCTTCCATCCGTTTATAGTCAGGAAGAAGTTGTTTCAGTGGTGCGGGGATATCCTGGCAATATGCTTCTGTTGCATCATGCATTAACGCTTCAAAAGCAAATTCCTGCGGCACCAACTGGCTGCAAAGCACCGCATGTTGGGCGACGCTGTAGAAGTGTGAAAGATGTCCTGCAAAGCGACAGATATTTGAAAGGGAAACCGCGATATCGTTAATAACGATGTCGTCTTTATTTATCCTGTCATAATAAAAATGCTTCCCAGAAAAAGTTTTAATAAATGACATTTTGTTCTCCACGTTATTTGCGCTGCACCGCACTGAATTCTGGTAAAAGGAAGCCCTCACCATCCGGCGATTATTGAGTTAATTACGTTTCCATAAATGCCCCCGCAGGGGCATTTGCAGTAATCAAATCAGGCGGTGAAAGTACCAATAAAGGTTTCTACTTTGCTGTCTTTGAATTTCTCAACAAGCAGATCGCGAAATTCGTTAGCCATTTCTTCCTGCACAGCCTCCAGCTGAATAATGCGCAGAACAAGTACAGGACGATCGCCAGTGATAATGCTGAGGCGTAATTTAAAAGAACGTTCTTTCAGACCTTCAAACGGAACGCATTTAAATTCAAATGCCACTGGCATAATGTCTTTGGTCTTCGCTTCGACAGACTCCATCAGGGAGCGTTTGCCGCTGAAGTCATTGTCTTCAAAATCAGCAGTCTGGTTCGCTTCAATTGTGATTTTACGGACTGCCGCAGCCGCTTTTGTTGCCTGAATGGCGTCACCATTAGCATCAAAGCCCACAAGGTAGTCGGCCCAGTCTTCAATCCATTCTGCCAGTGACTTCTGGGAGTTACGCTCGCCGTTAACAGACAACAGTGCAGAGAACGGTGCTGTCTTTTTCAGTTTGAGAGTGGCGGTATTATCTGCGTGACCTGGTTCATCAATAGTACCCAGGTTAAGAACACTGACGGCACGCATATTATCGGCATCGATAAAGCAGCGGGTGCCTTCATCTGCAAGATCTTTAGAATAACGGATAAAGTCATCGATGCAGGCAGTGGAAAGCGCGCCACGGAAACGGAAGCGATTTAAATTAAATTTTTCCAGATCATGAATGCGGAAATTTTCAGGTAATGCCACTGCGTCGGCACCAATCTTACTGATAATTTCATTAACACCCTGAGCAGAAATAAGGGCATGGATTTGATTAATTGCGGTTGCGTCTAAGTTCTGAGACATAATAAGTCCTCACTATATAAAGATATTCAGTGATGAGATAAATAATCAGTTAATTAAGAACGATATTAATGACCTGCTGCGCGGAGTTTTCCGTCAGGCTCACCGGCAAGAGTCAGTAATTGTCCCTGGTCTTATCGATCGTGCGCTGGCAATTGGTGTGCTGGCCTGATTTTGTGGAGAAAGTTGATGCGTGATATGTATGAAGTAATGGATCGTTGGGGAGCTTGGGCTGCTTCAGACAATAGCGGAGTGGACTGGCAGCCGATAGCGGCTGGTTTCAAGGGACTTTTACCTCATGGCAAAAAGTCACGGATTCAGTGTGATGATGACGAAGGCATCATGATAGACAGTTGTGTGGCTCGGTTGAGAAGGTATAAACCAGATGAATATGAGCTCATCATCGCCCACTTTGTTATCGGTATCTCATTACGCACTATTGCGAAGAAGAGAAAATGCTCTGATGGCACAATTAGGAAGGAACTGCAAACTGCAATGGGGTTTGTTGATGGCTGTTTAGCAATGTTAGCTTATAGTATGGCATAAAAAATAAAATAGATTTACTGCCGATTTTTCAAAAAAGACTGGGAACTGTTTATATCCAACGTAAATAAGGCCTCCATAAAACATGGCTGATGCGAGATATTTAACAGTTCTCATCCTTTTTTTAGCTTTATCAATCAAACCTGTAATGCTACTCTTAATACTATCTGCATTATCTTTGATTTCTTTATTTTCTTCAAACTTTAAATACTTATCGAAAGCGGACTCCACTCGAGAACGTAAGTTGTCGAATGTTTCATTGAATATCTCAATAGAAATGTAATTGACTTTTTTTATCATCCAAAGTCCTGCGATAATCAATATTGCTTCGGTTGTTTCATTAGCCTTCACTAAGCCACCAGCTGCTATTAATGCACCGGGAATAGTCAATGCTTTTGTCTGATTAGATGATATGAATTCGTTAATTTTACTCGTGAACTCAAGATTTTTCTCATCGAGTTCGTTAAGAATTTTATTTACAGAAAACCTCTTTGTGTAAATCTCATATAGTTCATCATATTTTTTCCTGACGAGTTCAGTAGAGTTAAGCAAGTCAAAGAAATTGAACGTACCATTTGCTTTAAATACTTCGTTTATGGCTGAGCGTATAACGAGCTTGCGCTCGCTTTTGTGTAAATCATTGATTTTTATTGTGTCGAGAAGCTCCTTTATAATTTCATATTTAAGAGACGAGTTCGATAAGCGATTAATCTCGCTATATTGTAAAAAATGCGTGAGTTCGACTGTATAACTTTTGTCTTCATTGGTGAAAAATAAGACAGAGCAGTCACTGTTATGATGATCAGAAATTAATGAAAGGATATCTTTCCACATAAAGAAAATATGGATTTTTTCGATGCTTTCATTCTTAGAAGTAGGGAGTATTAACGGCGTTCCGATGATATAATTTTTCGGAAGAGCGTTTTGGGTGTTTACTCTAGACCAAAAAGACTCAACATTCTCATAAATTATAGCATCATCCCAAGATGAAGCTTGGCGATCTAGCCAAATTTCATTATTTTCGATGCAGGTTGTTGCCTTTTTATAACCTATAGATTGTAACAGTCTAATTATTTCAGAACTATTTACAATAACAATGCTTTCTTCAAGAGTTATGACAGTGTAGTAGCCCTCAACTCTGCTTGAGGCTCCGTTAATAATCTGCGCTAATCTTGATAAGTCATCAGCAATTGTCATTATTAGCTGTCTCTATATCTTTTGAGTTCATCATAATTTGCCTGACTCAATTTTATCACAATTTCGCATTTGTTGTCAGTGAGAATTACAGGCTTATTTGACTTTTCGTCTCCAATAGCTCCACGCATTATTTTCAACTTAAAATTATTGTCGTTATCTGCCACTTCAATTGTAAGCGCGCTTTCAGCTGCTTTAGGAGTTGGTTCAAATTGAGGGTCAATCTGGAAACCATTAAGATTAACAAAATCGACAAACGTTCCCTTACATTTGTGTGAATCAGTCAGGCATGAGTCAATTATTTTTGAAATATCCTCTATCTTAACGGACTTATTTCCGTGTTTATCTTTTGATTTTTTTTCCAGTAAGGATTTAACTTCATTGTCAATAGTATCACGCAGTACACGACCGAGTGAGTTTTTACTAGCAAAAATATCTATAGCACTGAATAATTGCTGAATGCTTCTTTTATTGTCCGAATCATGTCGGCAACCTAATGAGTCTTTGAAAAAATCGCTTTTAGATTTACCTTGCAAGAAATGTACATATGAGTCACCCTTGTTTTCTGGATAACTGGCTTCGAATAAAGTTAAATCGAACATCGCAGCCTGCCGTAAGGCATCGGTATTAATTGGATTTAATCTTGTTGGGGTCAACTTATCCGAATCAAAGTCATAGGCGCTTTGTTTATCAACCATTACGATTAGAAGTTTCCCCAAATCCTCTGGTTCGGTAGACTTATAGTGGATGAAAACAACGCTCCCCCCCTGAAGTTGGGCAACTCTCGATTCGTTATTAGCATTATGTTTAAGCTTCTCTATTATAGCTCTAGATAAATCAATGAATTCATTATTTTTATTAATGTATTTTTTTAGGATCGTAGGAATGGATGAAGGGTTGTGATCTGAGTCTAGGAAGTTATGAAATTTGTTTTTTCGGCTAAATTTTTTCTCAATTCTGGTTATGAATTCAGATGTGACTTCATTTTTTAGATCCCAAACTTCACCTAATCGATAATCAAATGCTCTTGAATCATTTTTTTCAAGATTTGCTGTTACAGCACCAATAGGAAAGTACGATTGTTTGCCCAGCACTACAACATGAGGCGTGGCACCGCATTTATCGCAAGCTACAGTTGGGTCGTCAAGAACATTGCCACATTCTAAACAAGTTATATCCATTATATATCCCGAATTATAAGAATGAATTTTTATGTGGCTGAAAATTCTATCAAAACACTAACGCGTACGCAAAAAATATCGTAATCTGTTAAGTGTGCTTACTTCGCCACACAGCTTAAACCCGCCATCGAGCGGGTTTTGTCGTTTCTGGGTCTGGGGATTCCTTGGTCCTAGCCTATCCCGCAGTTATCCATTGACTCGGCTTCTTTGACGTTTCCGCTTCTGATTTGCGGTACATGATGTTTCCTCAATTTGCACCTGCTGTATCAGCGAGGTGAGAGATAACTACAAATGCCTCATAACCCAAATACATGGCTGGAGTTGGTCCAGAGCTGGTGGCGTGGAGACACACCGCTGGGCGCAGTGATTATGTCGATTGTTATGGCTGGTTTACGTATTGCCTATTTTGGCGGTGGTGGCGGCTGGAAGCGAAAAACACTCGAAATTCTACTCTGTGGCGCTCTGACGCTGACTTTTGCATCCGCTCTTGAGTATGTCGGATGGCCTAAATCACTATCTGTTGCCATTGGTGGTGGGGTGGGGCTGATCGGTGTTGATGCTATTCGTGGGGCTGCAATGAGAGTAATCGGTAACAAGTTTGGTGGCTCTAAGGAGTAATTTATGCAGGTACTAAATTCCCAGCGTAAAGCTTTCCTGGATATGGTGGCATGGTCAGAGGGAACGGATAACGGGCGACAACCGACACGTAACCACGGTTATGACGTTATTGTCGGTGGAGAACTCTTCACTGATTACTCCGATCACCCTCGCAAACTTGTCACGCTAAACCCGAAACTCAAATCAACAGCTGCAGGCCGTTATCAACTTCTTTCACGCTGGTGGGATGCTTACCGCAAGCAGCTTGGCCTGAAAGACTTCTCTCCGAAAAGCCAGGACGCTGTGGCACTGCAACAGATTAAAGAGCGTGGCGCTTTACCGATGATTGATCGCGGTGATATTCGTCAGGCTATCGACCGTTGCAGCAATATCTGGGCTTCACTGCCGGGCGCTGGTTATGGTCAGTTCGAGCATAAGGCTGACAGCCTGATTGCAAAATTCAAAGAAGCGGGCGGAATGGTCAGAGAGATTGAGGTATGAACAGATTAACCGCGATTATCTCCGCTCTGGTTATCTGCATCATCGTCTGTCTGTCATGGGCGGTTAACTATCTGTGGCGTCCGGGGCTGGAGCTGGGGCAGCCGTCCTCTCTGGCGGGTTACGGTATCGCTGAAAACGAACAGATGCCGGATATCGCCGCTGATGCGAAAGCCATTGCATTTGGTAACTTCAAACGGGGTTACACCATCGTTGACCGTATCGGCACCCGCATTCTGCGTGACCCGTACACCAATAAACCGTTTGTCGGTTTTTATACCACCAAGCGCACCGGCGGGATGCTGGTCGATTCGCAGGCCATCAAACTGCTGAAGATTGCAGCGGCGTAATCACTCAGGGGCGCGGAACCGCGCCCCCTGTTCTGACGGGTGAAGAATCATGATCCTGAAACAAGATCTGAAATGGTCACCGGACGGTATGCGTGTTGAGGTCATTCAGGCCGGTGAGTATGACGACGGGGCGCTTCCTGCCCGGGTATCCGGAGTAATCCATGCATCGTATAGACACGAAAACCGCGCAGAAGGATAAGTTCGGCGCGGGTAAGAACGGTTTTACCCGTGGTAACCCCCAGACCGGCACACCTGCCACCGATCTGGATGATGACTACTTTGACATGTTGCAGGAGGAACTTTGCAGTGTTGTGGAGGCATCCGGTGCCAGCCTAGAGAAGGGGCGGCATGACCAGCTGCTTACAGCGCTTCGTGCGCTGCTGTTAAGCCGCAAGAATCCGTTTGGCGATATCAAATCGGATGGCACGGTGAAAACGGCTCTCGAAAACCTTGGTTTGGGAGAAGCGGCAAAACGAAATGTGGGAACAGGGGAAAATCAGATACCTGATATGCCATCATATGCATCA